TAGCAGCCCCAGCAGGCTGCTTTGCTGCTCCTCGGCGTGTTCCGTTCGGCATTAATTTGTAATATAAGTCAAGATTCTATATTACCGGGAGCGGTAATATTAAAGGCTGCAGCTCAATGGGGCTCACTTCACCTTTCTTGAGGTTTAGATACACTTGCTCGATCACTTCCTGCTCCCGCGGTGTTACCCCGAAAGTGTCCCAAAACTCGTATCTGTTTTGGGTAGTAACGGTACGATCACTTTTCATTCCCTTACTCAAGTAGTACATCCCTGTTCCTCGAAGCAACTCCCTTTCACTGGCCTCACTCCCCGGCAGTGACTCAAAATACGCCGAATAGATGGGTACGCTCCCATAAGTCGCCAAACCTCCACCTTTAACCTGAGACATCCACTTGTCTAACACATTCAACGGCTTCAAGCATATGGCGTCTTTCGCCAAGGCCTTAAGTCCGCGAACCATGATCCATCTGCCATCTATGAAGCATGGTTGTGTCTGACAGAACTCGATATGGTTGAATTGACGAACCGTCCCTTCAACCTTCAACGTGAAACCCATAGTGTGGAACCACCTCTCCACATCGGTATAGACGGCGCCGCTATCCCGCTGGTGTCGCTTGTAAGCTTCACCAGACAGCATGACGACGCAATCATCTCCGTTGTCCACCACGTTGAAATCGACACGGGGCTCGAACCCACATACACTCTTGTAGTAAGAGTAAATGAGTCCGCACATGATAATTTTGTTGCCCAGTGATGTGTTCATATCCCCACTCATTCTACTTCCAACCTTCTTGTATTTCACCTTGACCGGTTGTCCGTTTGAATCTGAAGTGTACACGCGACCTTCGTTATTCACGGTACTCTGCAGACACCAATCTAAGGTGTTGTAGCAAGTGTCGTTAGCATACATGTGGCGGTAGAACCCATGTTCCCATCTCAGTGCCGAAACAGAAACGTGTTGATCCATTCTCGACAAATCCAGCGATATCGCCACTGGATTGACGAGCTCATCCCAACCATCACGGAGCATCGCAGCCATCTGCTCAGCATTTTGTCCACAGCACACGGTGGGGCGTCCATATACCTCATCGATTGCCTTATAGATCAGCTTTTCAGCTGGTCGAATGAAACATCCGAATATTAGATTGAACACAACTCCTCGAGGCTGTATAATTCGTGGCGTCGGGTCGTCATTAAGATCGACACGGTCTTTATCGGCTTTACAGAAGGATGTGACCTGACGTTCACGTGGCGATAGTCCTTCGGCCAAGTAGACCTTCATCCCATGTCTGTAGACACCCACTTTATGCTTCGGGGAAGTCTCCACAAATTCCTGGAGACACATCCGTTTTACATAAGGCAGTTTTCTACGCAACTTGCGACTAAATTCATCCATCTGGCTATTGAACCACGCCCGCGTGGTCGTTGGGGCTGCGACTAAAACTTTACTGTCGCCCACCTTTTGCTGTACATAAAACACGCGCTCAATGAGAGCTCGCATCACGTTAATTAAAGTGTTGTTATGCACGACGAACCTCACGTGGTTGGGAATTCGTCCACTCAATACTATATACTTTCTTTTAATTCTTCTTACTTTTCCCACGCCGTACGTAAGACGGATATCCGCCTCCTCTTGCAACCGAGATCCCACATGGTTGACGAGAGTATCCTTTCCTTCCATTACGACGGGGCCCCATCAGACCGGGCGGCG